GGGGACTTTACTATTAACAAGGATACGAAATGGCAATTGAAAAACAAATAGATTTAGAAGAAGTAATATCGGGCGTACCTATGCCTGATGGTACTGAAGAAGTAGAAGTAGAATTAACAGATGAGGCAGAATTAGAAGCTGCTGATGCAATGGGTCTACTTGACGAAGAAGAAGTTTTAGAAGATGAGTTCGAAGCAAACTTAGCAGAACTTATTCCTGAAGAAGATTTACAATTAGTAGCAAATGATTTAATAGATGGCTATGAACGTGATAAAGAATCACGTAGTGACTATGATAACATTGCAGAAGAAGGTGTAACTCTATTAGGATTTACAGATGAACAAGGTGATGAACCTTTTCCGGGGGCATGTGGAGCAACTCACCCTGTATTAGCACAAGCAGTTGTAAAGTTTCAAGCAAAAACATATAAAGAATTATTTCCAACAGAAGGTCCTGTCCGTACACGTATTATCGGAATGGATACTATGCAAAAACAAGAACAAGCAAGTCGTGTTCGTCAGTTTATGAATTGGCAAACACAAATACAAATGCCAGAGTACGGTCCTGAACTAGATCGTTTATTATTTTATGTATCATTATACGGTACAGCATTTAAGAAAACATATTGGGACCCGACATTACAAAGAGCACGTACAGAATATGTTAAGGCTAGTGATTTCTATGTAGATTACTATGCATCTGATTTAGAAACTGCAGAAAGATTTACACATAGATATGTACTCTCACAAAACGAAGTTAGAAAATTACAAATAGCAGGTATGTTCCGTGACATTGAAGTTATGGAAACTGAAATTGATGAAGACGCAGCTACAGAAACAGCAAATGAAATTGTTGGTAGAAATCAACCGGGTCAACTAGATGATGAAGTAGAAATTTTAGAAATACATGCTAATATAGATTTACCAGGTTTTGAAAATGAAGATGGATTAAAACTTCCATACATTGTTCACATGACCAAAGACCAGCAAGTATTATGTATACGAAGAAACTGGGATCAAGAAGATGTGTTGATGAAAAAGAAAATGTACTTCACACATTATACAATGATTCCGGGTTTAGGTTTTTATGGTTATGGATATTTACATTTAATAGGCGGTCTTACTAAGACTGCTACCTCCTCTATGCGTCAGCTTATTGACGCTGGAACCTTTGCAAACTTACCAGGGGGATTCAAGGCACACGGTCTTCGTGTACTTGCCCCTGATGAGCCTATATCGCCAGGTGAATGGAGAGAAGTAAATAGTCCAGCAGGAGATTTGGCTAAGTCATTACAACCATTACCGTTTAAAGAACCATCAGGAACTTTATTTAATTTAATGCAATATGTTACTAATCTTGCAAAAGAGTTTGCCGATGCGACAGATAGTGTAGTAGAACAAGGTTCTAACTATGGTCCAGTCGGCACTACAATGGCTTTGTTAGAGCAATCTTCAAAGTTATTCAACGCTGTGCACAAACGCTTACATGCTGCTCAATCCAAAGACCTGCGTATTCTCGCTAGAATAGATAGCGAATATCTTCCAGATATGTATCCTTATGAAGTCGCAGGTGGTGCACAGCAAGTTTTCAGAGAAGACTTCAATTTAAAATCAATTGATGTTATTCCAGTATCAGATCCTAACATGCCAACAGAGGCACACAGGATTGCAAAGATAAATGCTATTATGTCTATAGCTCAACAGAACCCAGCTGCATATAACATGCAACAAATTAGTATGGAATTGTTTGCGGCTATGGGAGTAGAAGAACCTCAAAGATATTTAGCACAATCACAACAACCTATGTCAGCTAATCCTATATCAGAGAACATGGCTGCTATGAAAGGTATGCCTTTACAAGCACAGATGGATCAGAATCATGATGCACATATTGTAACTCATGGAACTATATTACGTAATCCTGCTTATAAAGAAAATCCACAACTGCAACAAATACTAATGGGTCACATAACTGAACACTTAGCTATGAAGTACCAACAAGAAATGATGCAGATGATTGACAATCCACAAATGCAACAAGCATTACTTATGGCTCAGCAACAAGGACAACCACTACCAATTGAAATGCAAAATGAAATTGCAATGATGGCAGCTAACGCTTCAGATAAAGTATTACAGTTTGATGAAGAGAAAGCTAAGATCATGGCTGGTGAAAATCCTAGTCCTGAAGAAGAAAGAATGCAATTACAGAAACAAGATCTTGCACTGCGTGCGCAGGGTGAGATGAACAGGCTTAAGATACATCAAGACAAGATGGATCTTGAAGAAGCGAAACTCATGACAACGGATGAAAACGAGGATGAGGATCGTGCGCTTAGAATGAAAGAAGCGGAAATGCGTTTTGCCAGTGACATGGCAAAAGATGCTGCTAAGACAATGGATGCAGCAGTTAAAATAACTAAAATATAAGGAGTATATTATGCCAAATTTAGCATATAAACAACCTGCGCTGCAAAGAAATAAACCAATGGATTATGCAAAACCCGCAGGCAAAGGAAAAGGAAGTTCTATGAAAAAGAAAGCAACTACTAAGAAAAAGAAACAAGGCTACAACGCTAGACTTGATGAATCTTTGGGAATGAGAAGAGGTAAAGCTTCTTCTAAGAAACAAGGTATGAAAGCTAGAAGAGATGAGTCTAAAGGTATGGCTAAAAAAGTAGGCAAGAAAAGAGCTTACGGTGCTGTAAAAACTATGGACAAAAAAAGAGGTTAATGCCTTTCAAATCGGAAAAACAAAAGCGTTATATGTACGCGAACCATCCTAAGATTGCTAAGAGATGGACGAAGAAGTATGGCGCTAATCCGATAAAGAAAAAGAAAACAGTTAAAAAGAAAAGGAAATAATAATGCCTATAGTAAAAAACCAGAGAACTAGAAAAATGGAAAACGAAAGAAAACGAAGACAAGAAAAAATTAAAAAAGTTGGTTCAAAAGGTCATAGTCTTTTAAAAAGTGTAGGCAAGGCGGCATTAAAAGCCACACCTATTGTTGGTATGGGGATTACAGCAGGGAAAGCACTTAAAAAAGAATTTGGTAGATTAACTAAGAAGAAAAAGAAAAATGTTAAAAAGAAAAAAAGCTAATCCCGTGGCAAAAGAATTACGTACCCCTAAATACAAACAAAGAACTATAAAAAGTAAAAAAATTTATAATAGAAAGAATAAATAAACTATGTCTGAATTAAAAGTAAGTTCTGATTCTGCTGTAAGTATGCCTATGCGAAATTTAATTTCGATAATAGGAGCAGTAGGAATTGGGGTGTGGGCCTACTTCGGCGTGATTGAACGCTTAAATAATATTGAGACCCAAGGTAAGTTAATGCTTGCAGATGTAGAAAAGAATACAGAATTTAGAATTAAATGGCCTAGGGGTGAAATGGGCAATTTGCCTGCCGATAGTCAGCAGGATATGTTAATTGAATTTATGGCAACGCAATTAGAGTCTATGGCTACTGAAATGGAATCAATGATGAGCAACACCGTAAATATAAAGAGGGCACAACAAGACATCGAAAAAATGATTCAAGATATAGAAAAGTTAAAAGATAAAGTTAGACAAAACGGAGCTACAGATGGAAGTTATTAGTATTATAGTAATGTTTATGTTTGGTAATATGAATGATCAAGAATCTCAAATGACACAATATATTCCTATGGAATCATTATCTTCTTGTATGAAAGAAGTAAGATTACTTAAAAAGAAAAATACAGGATACGACAAAGATGCTTTTTGTGGACCAGCTATTGTAGAAATAGAAGATGGAGAAGTTATAAAATTATATAACAACATTCCTGAGGGGGCAACTTTAGTTAAAAAAGATATAAAGAAAGAAGCTTTTGAGAGATGGTCATTAAGAGCCAAGGAGAAGTGGACTAAATAATTAACCTGGAGGGGAAATGTTAAAATACATAGCATCCATTCCTGTGGTATTGTCCATCTTGGCAGCCACGTATGGAGCATTCAATTACACAAGCAAACTTACTGCACAAATAGATGAAAGCACTACTACAATTGCTTTACTACAAGTAGAAATAGAAAACTTAGAACAACGTGTCTATGGTGATATGGATAATATTCACGCTATCTTTACTGATAAGACAAG